GCGCCGGCCCCCAGAAGGCGCTCGGCCCCCTCGCCAGGAACCTGGGCAGTCTGCGCCTGGCCGCCGAGTCCCTGCCCGAGGACGACGCCGCCTCCACGTCCCGGACCGCGCTGCTGGAGGGGATCGATACCGCGCAGGACCGCGCGGAGTCCGCCCTGAAGGATCTGCGTGAAACGGTGCGCGGCATCCGACCGGCGGTCCTGTCCGAGCGCGGACTGGCACCGGCCCTGAAGGACCTGGCGGGACGGGCCCCGCTGCCGACCAGCGTCGTCGTCGAGGCGGAGAAGGCCGACCTGGCCCTGATCTCGCAGCCGGTGGGGACAGTCGTCTACTTCGCGGTGGCCGAGGCACTGACGAACGCCTCCAAGCACGCCCGGGCCTCGCGCGCCACAGTCGCGCTGCGCTGCACGAGCGCCGGACTGAGCGCCGTCATCACCGATGACGGGCGTGGCGGGGCCGACCCGGAGCGAGAGAACGCCACCGGCCTGCGCGGTATGGCGCAGCGGGTGGAATCCATCGGCGGGTGGCTGGAGGTGAGTTCTCCCGAAGGCGCCGGGACACAGCTGACAATCACAGCACCGCTGACACCTCCGTGGGGCACGGAGAACTCGCAGGACGGGCGGACGGACGAGCCGCTGGGCGACCATCCGGCCGGGTGAGGCAGGATGTGTCCATGAGGATCCTGCTCGCCGATGACGCCGCCCTTCTGCGCGAGGGATTGGCCGGACTGCTGACCACGGCCGGGCACGAGGTCGTGGCACAGGTGGCCGACGCCGACGCCCTGCGCACCGAGGTCGGTCGTCTGGCCGCCGCCGGGGAGCTGCCCGACGTCGTCGTCACCGATGTGCGTATGCCGCCGACCGGCACGGATGACGGGCTGCGTGCGGCGATCGACCTGCGCCGGACCTACCCGGGGCTGCCGGTGGTGGTGCTGAGCGCCTATGTGGCCGGCCCCTACGTGCAGGATCTGCTCGAGGAGACCGAGTCGCCGACCTCCCCGGCCGGGCCGGGAGCTCCCAGTACTAGCAGCGGGGGCGCTGTGGGCTACCTGCTCAAGGAGCGCGTGGGGCGGGTGGCCGACTTCCTGCACTCGCTCGACATCGTCGTGGGCGGCGGGGTGGTCATCGACCCGGAGGTGGTCTCCCACCTCATAAAGGCGGCCCGGGCCACCGGTTCCACGCAGGAGACCACACAGGTGGTGACCGGTTGCGGGACTGGTGAGGATGTGGGGGCGATGGTGGGCGCAGGATCGAGCGCGGCACCGACAGCGTCTGGTGCACAGGGGCCGGTGCCGGCCGCAGCAGCCTCATCGTCGACTCCCTCGGGTGGGATCGCGAGTACGGCGCCGGGTGGAGCGGGCCTCGACCGGCTGACGCGACGCGAGCAGGAGGTGCTCGAACTCATGGCTCAGGGGCTGTCGAACGCGCAGATCGCCGAACGACTGGTGGTCTCCGACGGCGCTGTGGCCAAGCATGTGGCGAACATCTTCCGGGGGCTGGACCTGCAGCCCGGCGAGGAGAACCGGCGTGTGCGAGCTGTCCTTGCCTGGCTGCACGCCCGAGTCTGAACCTGGTCGCGCTCAGGCCTGAGCTCAGCCGTACACCCCGGGCCTGCGCCTGGCCGCTGGCGGGGACATCCGGCGTGGCCGGGGACTTTTCCTTCCCGCCGGGGGCATCTCACACGTGCGGGGACCGGACTCCTGTCCCCGGCGGCGTCGAATGCCCCCGCCCGGTGCGGACTGCACCCGGCCGCGCGGAATGTCCCCAGCCGCACAGCACAGGATGGGGCCTGCGGGCAGACCCTCCACCCGTGAGAGAGACGTTGGGTGTCTGGGAGCGGTTGGGGCGGGGTTGTGCATCGGGAAGCAGTGGCGCGCGGTGGCCGAAACGGCCCCTACAGCGGGCCCGATGTCCAAATCGGATACAAAGAACTTGGCCGGAGTGAAACGGGCGAAACAAAACCGCATGATTCCTGCGGTTTGCATTGCTCGGCATGTGCCAATATCTCTTGTTTTAACTTGTCATCAATCATGATTAGTTACCGTATTGTGTCGTGCTCGGGAATCCACCAAAAGGCAAAATCGCATTTTCGCCAAAGCGTAATTTGCAACCTCTTATGCAGTGTGAGCACTTATCCTTTTTTTTGTCACTTGTTGGATTGTCAAATTCGTCAGCCACCGGGCCTCCGGTATAACCGCACTCAGGGGAGCGGTATTGCCAAATACAAGTATCAGAGGTAATCATTAATAACGGGATTTTTGCGTTATCTGTTTCCGCAGGTGATGCCAACTCAAAAACGGCACGCTCATCATCAAGTGATTTTAATTGCTCAATGATGTAGTAACTTACGCTTTCTTGTCTCGGGTCTGCCGTTGGATTTACACCGCCCGGAAAGTTTTTTGCATCCAAATATTCCGCCGGCACAAGATGGCGTGTTACCTTGCCGCCAACACCTTGTCCAAAGTGCGCCACAATTCCGGTTACGATGCCGTAGAGGTTTGATACCGCAAGTGTTGGGCGGTTGCTTGGCCCTTGTCCACTAATCTCAAAACCGTCTGCTTTTATCGGGTAGGCTTGGTACTCTTTACCTTGCCACCAAATATTGGATCAAGTTTGGCTTACGCCGTTGTGGAAACGGTAGATCTCGCCTTTAACATCAGGATCGGCATTGCTTGAGATATGGCGCAAGTCAATTTCCCACAGCTCTAATAATGCACCTTGCTCAAGTTTAAACAGATCTGATCGCATTTCTGTTGGTAGTGGTTTAGGCATATTTGCTCCAATAAAAACCGCACCCTGTTTCCAAAGTGCGGTCGTTTTAAATGATGTTTTCTACATTTCTCAACAGCTAATTTTCAACTTTTTACAAAAAGAAATGTGTAGGCAATGAAGAATAGGATAAATGCTACAACAAGGATTTTCCCTATCGGTGGATTGTTACTTTTCTCTTTATCTTCAGATTGGTTTAGCTGCGAAAAATATTCGGCAACATCTTCAACATCTTTTCCTGATCTAATATCAAATACTCTTTGTATATCGTTCAGGTAAAAAACCGCTTCTTGCTCAAGTTCTTCACAATATCCCCAAATGGCATTTTTTTCCGGGTAATAATCAGTGATTGCAACATTTAATGTTACAACTTGTCCATCTACAACATAATCAATCAACACATCAAGATAGCAATAATCCTCCTCTTTGCTTGAGGAAAATTCCAATTTATCGCGCTTAGAGATACCCGTTCCAGGTATGCTTAAATTTCGATAAACCCCATTTTTACCTATATTAATAGATGCGCCTTTAATTCCGGTTGTAACACTTACGCCGGACTTGCTTATGTTTAACTTTACGCTGGGTAGGATTTTTTTTGTCTTTCTAAATTTTATAGCCATGGGATCTCCTTAAGTAAAGATAATCCATTCTTACAAAATAAGAGATCCTATTCAATGGATATTAATTAAACACCTGCTCAAACGGCAGCTCATAATCAACATAAACCCCGTTATCTGTACTTGTCCACTTACGACAGACGACCAAGATTGGCGTTTTTTTACCCGGCTGCAGCCACTCAAACGACTTATAGCCTCCGTGCCGCAGTAAAAAGCTCTCAAGCTCATCAATAGCCGCTTTGTCTCGTTTGTTTAGACGCACCGTAGGGGTAGCTTTAGAGACAATGTGATTTAAGCCGTCTTGTATTCTCTGCGAGTAGCCATCACCAAATTTAATTTCCTTGATCTTTGGCTCGGTTTCTATTGGTAATCCCCAAAGGGCTTTCCATCTAAAGCGTTCTTTTGCCATTTATCGACCTCCCATCATTCCGCCAGGGCGTGATTCGTTTCGGAGTACCTTATAAACCTGCTGTTCTGTTGCGTCAGCAACCATGCGGGCTAACTCCGCATTGTCTGCGCCGTTACCATCAAAATTATTTGTTTGATTAATCACAACGCTATTTCCACCACCACTACCTAGGGCTTTATTTAGGTTTTCGTTACTCGTGATTTGTCCGCTCGCACCCGGCACAAAGATTTCCGGACCACGCTCACCAACAAGATAAGCACGACCACCACCAACCGGACCACCATTAGCCCTCGCACCTGATAGGGTTACACTTGTTAATTGGCTTAATACCGCAGCACCTTGTGACGCAACCGCCGCCATATTGGCAAACTTTTGTGCCGGTGTAACTGCGGTAGGGTCATTCATTGCTTTCATCACGGCCGCATGTAGGTTGAGCATGGATTGCGCGATCTGAAATGATTTAGATATTGCAAACAGCGTCCGATAAGCACCGGATTGTTTACCTCCGGCAACCTCCGCTAATCCAGCCAATCCATCAAATAAAGACGAGGCTATACTTAACTGAGACGATACCGCTTGACGGTCTAAATCCTCTTTGCGTTGTCTGTATGTATCCTCAATTAATGCCTTAGCCTCCTCAAATTGCTGTACGCTCAATAATTGCTGATCGTAAAGCTCTTGCGCTTTGGTTAATTGATCCTCACGAGTAATATCGTTTTGTACATACGGATCGTTTCCGGACCCTCTGATATCATTAAAAAATGACCGCACTTTTTCCGTTTTGTCGTACTCATCACGGCGCATTTTGTCTTTTTGCTTATTGATTGCGTCCTCATATGCTTGGTTTTCAAGCTCAAGGTAATGTTTACGCAACTCTAAAGCTGAGGCAAATCCACGCTCTTTTGCATCTCTTTCAGAGATTGACATTTTGCCGATAAGCGCTATGCGTTCTTGGTGGGCTAATGTGATTTTTTGGAATTCGTCAGCATAAGCCATATCAAAGCGCGCTAAATCATTCGTTTTAGCGGATGATTTGACCGCACTTTTTTTATCCTCGCTTTTTTGGAGTTCCGCCAACTCTTTGTTGTAGCTTTGAGTTAATTTATCTAAGGAGGATTGACGCAACGCATCAATATTATCAAAGCCTCTGCGGCGGATTTCTTCTTCACTCAACACAAGATTTTCAAGGGCTTTTTTGTCCTTTTCGTATTGAGCTGTTAATTTTTCGGATCTGTTTTTTAGCTTATCTTCAATCCGGCTAAAAGTTGACGCTCCAGCAGTCTCTTTCTCGTTTAGCTCGTGAGCTTTTCTCGCCTCCTCTGCCTCTTTTTGTTTTTTAGCGGATTCCGCTTCTTGTTTGGACAACTTATCTCTTGCCTCCGCTAATTTTTTGCGATCTTCGGCAAGTCGCGCCTCCGCTAACGTGATAGCGGTATCATTTCGCCCAAAGTCCATGCCGTAAGGGTTGGATTGACGCTCTAATTTCTCGCGCTCCTTTTCTTTGGCTAAATATTTTTCGGTCGTATCTATGGATTTTTCTAGGTCTTCTATATGTTTTTTGACATCGCTTGGACCAACCATTGCCTCTTTTAAGCCGATAAACGCTTGAGCTAACCAGTTAACCGACTTTTTGTAAATATCGGTAATGCCTGTCGCTGTTGCAAATGCCTCTTTTAGCTCATCGGTTGCCTGCCCTAAGGTATCTAACGCACCAGCAACAGTATCGCTTGCAACAGACTCACCGGCTCCACCAACGCGCTTTTGTAGCTCATGCAAAATAATCTCTTGCGCTTTTGCTTTTTCGCCACTCTCTACAAAGGATTGGATGAGGTCTTTTTGTGTCTCTGTAAGCTCAATGCCTTTACTCTTTACCAGAGATACCGCCTCTGCCGGAGATTCCAACGCGC